TCTAGACGTGGAAACTGTTGGGATAATGCAGTGACTGAAAGCTTCTTTCATACATTGAAAGGTCATGTGGTCCATGGCAGTGTGTTTGCCACTCGAAAAGAAGCGAATGCTGTCTTGTTTGACTATATTGAGATTTATTACAATCGGGTCAGAAGACATTCTGCAAATGGCTGGTTAAGCCCTGAAGCCTTTGAGAAGAAATATTTTAAGAATTTAGAGGGATTTGTTGTCCACGATACTGTCTAGGATCAGCTGTTGTCAGCTAGAATTTTGGAATACGAAGTTTCCTCGGTGTAATCTGTTCGAGGCAAAACCCCTTTCTCTTCCATCTTTCTTACAGCGTTATAGGAAATGCCAAGTAATAGGGATGCATTGGTTCTCCCCCCTACTGCTTCGATAGCTAATTGAATTGGATTCATATTAAACCTTTTTTAAACCATATTGATTTAGAAATTAAACCATGAGTTAAAAATTAATTCAACCTATGGTTGCTTTCATTTCTTAAAAAATTAAACGAGAATTTAACCAAAGGTTAAAAGTAATGATTGCTATGAGTACAATGGTCGAGCGTATTCAGGATTCGCTGAAAAAGAAGAAGTTATCTTGGTCTAAAGCCGCAACTTCTATTGGTTTATCGCCGCAAGCTCCAGCTAAATGGAAAAAAGGCCAAATAGGTAAAGAGACTCTAGACAAGCTTGCAGCATTACTTGAAGTTGATGCAGGTTGGCTTTTGAATGGGGGAAATCCTACAAAAATAAATCACTTAAACATTGATGAGTTCATGGCTAAGCATGGACTAAATAAAAAAGAAAACGCATCATTTGACACTGAAGACATTCTTGAACCCGATGTCGTACAGTTTGAAATAGCAAATGGATATATATGGGTAGATGTAGTGGAAGCAAATTTTTCGTGCGGGACCGGGGAATCGATTGAGTTTCATTTTGATGTGATTAACGGTAAATACCCTTTCCCACCTTCTTTTTTTCAGAAGAAGCAAGTTGATCCTTCATGCTTTCGTTTAATTAAAGCTAAAGGCGATAGTATGGAAGAATATATTTATAATGATGATTTAGTAGGAATTGATATTTCTCAAACGAATATTATTGATGGTGAAATCTATGCAGTCTATTTTGAAGGCGAAGGCATGATCAAAAAAATATTTAAAGAACAAGGTGGTACGCTGATACTCCATAGTTTAAATGAGAAATATCGAGATCGAACAGTTACAGAACAGAATGGTGTGAATTTTAAAGTTATGGGTCGTCAAGTTTGGCGCGCAGGTTAAGAGTGGTAATCAAATGAATAATTCAGAACTCCCTATAAACAAGTTAATTTCTAAGATTAACGAGGCAGCGTCGAGAAATGAACCGCTTGATCTTACAATAGAAGATGTTCAGATCCTCTCAAAAGGCATTGGCGATAGTTTCTTTATACCTGTCTTGACTAATGAGCAAGTTGTTGAATTATCTAAACAAGGCAAATTAGGAAACCCAATAAGACCTAATAAAGCAGAATAATACTTTTATTTACAAAAATTTATACCCGCCTTGTGCGGGTTTTCTTTAATTAATTAAACCCAAATTAAACCTAAAGAATAAAATATTTCTACCTTTGGTTAAATTTATACTTGCTTTTAATTTATACCTTTGGTTTAATTTATCTCGTAAACAACAAAAAAGCACACCGCCTCTCCCCAGATTCGATGTGCTTTGCAAACTGCGAGATCAATTATGAACGTAAAAACAAATCCTTTCAACTTATTTGCAATTGGCAGTATAGCTGCCCTTGCATTATCAGGTGGCACTTTAGTTGCTTGCCAATTTCAACCACCAGCTGAAGCAAAAGATTCTTATACTTCTTTTACTCCAAAAATCCAACCAAGTACTTACGGCGTATTAACAGCAAAAATTACAGGTGAACATTCTGGAGTTGCTGTCATCAAATTAGATAGCTTCCGTTTAAACGTTAGCTTTGATTTTGAAGCTCATCCAGACAGTTACGGCGTTCCGGGTTCTGAATTTACCGCTGTTGATATTACTCAACTCACTATAAATGAAATCACTGATATTAACGGTAAGTCATATAACGATTTCACCGAATTTGAAGACATCCGAAACATCAATGGTCTTCTAAAAGGCTTCATCGAACGTAACAAGTTGGTGGAGGCTTAATCATGGCTAATTCAACTCTAAATCTATCTGCACGCCAACAAGCCGTTTTAGAAACAGTGATCGAAATCAATAAAGAAGGTCACCGACCTTATACATGGCAAGTAGCTAGGCGCATGGGCATTAAGGGTCACCAAATAACCGAAAAGCAGTGTGGCTATGATCTAAGCGTGATTATTCGCACAAAAGGTACAGGGGTATTTTCTGCAAAGTTTGATAGCAACCCTAAAATTTGGATCTATCAAGAATCTATGGGAGTGGCTTAATCATGCAAAAAGTTAAGCACCACCCTGACGGCTATAAGTCTTATTTAGGCCGTGACAATACTGGCCTCTACTCTGTTCGCATTGGTTGGCAAGTATTTGTGTCAAACGCTAATGGCACTGTGCTCTACAAAATCATTAAAGGAGCAAAGACGCCTTTAGATGTAGCAAAGTTCCAAAAGGAATATCCGAACGTTTGGGAAGTTCTCACCCAAGAAATCCGCTTCCAGCGTTCTAAACAACTAGCTAAAGATTTAGGTGATTCACACATCCCTTCACCTGACCGTAAAAACTATAAGCGTTCTCTCGGCTTCACTGGCTCAAGATAAGGATAATAAAAATGGCACTTGCAAATATTGTTCATGCAAATGAACCGATCCATGTAGAAACAATTGTTGCTTACTACTATGCCGATCCTGACATTGGTAAATCTTCTTTAGCTTTTACTGCAAAAGACACCATTTTATTTGACTTCGATAAAGGTGTTCACCGCGTAGGAGCTTTACGTCGCGGAACAGCTGTACAAGTACAAAAATGGACTGATGTATCTAACGTAACTGAAGAGGATCTTAAACCTTATAAAACTGTTGCTTTCGATACTGTTGGCACCATGCTTGATTGCGTCAAGATCTATTATCAAGGCATTCAAGGAAATACCCAGCGAGATGGAAACCTAACTTTAAAAGCTCAGGGTTATGCTGGTAATGATTTTATTGGGTTAATTAACCGCATTCGTAGTTATGGTAAAGACATCATTTTTATTGGTCATGCTGAAGAACAGCGTAACGATGATTTGTTAATTCACCGTCCTTCTATGAGTGGTAAAAATCGTGATGTGCTTTACCGCATATCAGACATCATGGCCTATCTAACTTATGAAAAAGCTACAGATGGGCAAATTGTCCGTGTTCTAAAGTTCAAAGCTTCAAATTCGCATCATGCCAAAAACTCAGGAAATCTTGGTGCTGAAACAGGTGGAAATATAGTTTTACCGGATCTCTACCACGCCCCTACATTTTTCGGTGATTTGATCGAGCAAGCAAAAAGTCATCTTAATACTATGACCCCTGCTCAGTTGCAAACGATGAAGGCAATTGAAGAGCGAGATCAATTCTTTTCTGAATGCGATCAAATTAACTATGTTTCTGAGCTAAATACATTAATTGAACAGCTCGACAAAAATCATCCTCACTATAAAGAAATGCGTAAGCACTTCATTAATAAAGCTAAAAGCTTGGGCTTTGTATTTGACTCTGAAAAAAACAAATACATGGATCCTAATTCTATTCCAGTGGATTTAATCACCGAAGCTGATCGTGATCAATTACAAGTGTTTATAGATACCTGTGGTTTAGATGTTAAGTCGGTCTGTGAACATTTCGGCATCGATGCTCTGACTCAAATAGAAGCTGCAAAGCTAGAAAAAGTTAAACAAGAAATTGAACAACTTGCAAAACAGGAAATCTCTGCATGAGTGCAATCATTTTAGATACTGAAACTAACACTTTAAACGGCTATCCAATTGAGATAGCCCATGTACCAACTTACTTTGAAAATGGTGTGTTGGTTGTCAATAAAGATGCCTGTTTTGACGAGTACTTTTCTTGTCCAGATAAAATTGAATATGGTGCTATGGCTGTACATCACATTATTGAAAGTGACATAGCAGACAAACCAAGCTATGAAACTTTCCGTGTTCCTGAATGTGATTACATTATTGGCCACAATATTGACTATGACATTCAAGCTATTCGATTGGCTCATAAAGAATTCAAAGCGAAGGCTATTTGCACACTTGCCCTTTCAAGAATGGTTTGGCCTGAAGAGGCTCATAACATTTCTGCATTGGTTTACATGCTGACTAAAGGTAGTGAAAAAGCCCGTCAAAGCATTCGCAATGTCCACAATGCAAAGCAGGACGTATTTTTAACAGGTTTTGTATTAACCCATATTTGCAAGAATCTCGGCCTTAAAGATATGCAATCGCTCTACCTTGCGTCTGAACATGCCCGAGTTCCGACCGTCATGCCTTTTGGAAAATACAAAGGGACAAAAATTAAAGATCTACCTGCTGATTACGTTGCTTGGCTACTTAGACAAGACGACATAGATCAATACGTACTTAAGGCATTGAAAGGATAAGAACATGACAAATTTAATTTCAGCTCAAGAAGCATTTGCAGCTCTTCAAAAAGGTAAAACTGTCCTTTGTCGCCCTGAGGGCGGCATGTTGGACTTTTCCGATTTAGATCAATTCCCCGCTTCTGTTTTTGGCAAACCGGGTTTTGAATTCTGCATCAAAATTGATGTGATTGAACTTGCTGGCATTACCTTTACTAAGCCTTTAACTGTTGATGAATTAGAGATTGATAAAGAGGTATTTGTTATTAATCCCGCTGGCTTTATTGAGAAGCATGTTTATCAAGGTGTGGGTTACGGCATTGTCACTATGGTTGATGGCGGTTTTGCTCAACGTGATTTGGATAACGCCAGATTACAATATGAAGCTCTTTGTAAATTACTTGGTGGCAATTCAATAAAAGATGTGCCTTTAAAAACTGTAGAACTTGAAATTGAGAATAAACAGTCAAAAAAGCGTAGTAAAAAAGAACCTCAGGTCAAGGCAGAAGAACCACAAGTTATAGAAAAGACTAGTGACGTTATTCCTGTAGAAACTCAGCCTGCAATTGTTATTACCGAACAAACAAATGTCACCACATCTGAGGATCTGTTAGCTCCAGAAACTTCTGATACAGATATAAAGCCGAATGTTAATGCTCAATTTGAAATTCTGCTGGATGCTATCCGCATTTGCCAATCTGAAAAAGAAGTAGAAAACGTTTGTTCAGGTCTTGAAAAAGAAGGCTTTTCACCTGAGCAAATCAAATCGATTGATGATGCTAAACAAAATCGCCTGACTGAGCTTGACGCGCAAGAAATTGATGCAGTTACCTCTATGCCTGAAAACTTTGAATCTTTAGTTCAAAGCATTCAAAACGCTCATACCCCTGAAGAAGTAAATAGTGTTGTCCGTTACACATCAAAATGGACTGAAGAACAACGCAAGCCACTATTAAATGAAATGCATAAACGCCTTTCAGAGTTAAATCAGACAAAACAGCAAGATGATGGGCTATCTCCTTTAATCGTCCGCCTTCAATATGCGCCAGATTTAAACACCCTAGAGGAATTAGAGCGCGAAATTCCTTCACGCCATCCAGATGTTCATAAGACATTGTGGAACATGGCCAAAAAGCGCCGTGGTGAACTCAACGCAGTTTCCATCCCTTCTTTAGATCCTGACTATCTATTAGGAGACGGTTTCTAAGATGAAAGACCAATTCAAGAAAGTGAATAACAAGCACTTACTTGGTTTTACTAATTACTTGCACTTGCTGGGCTTTGTAATAGTCCAGCAGGGAGTAAACCAAGCGATGCTTTTAACGAAACATTATGCCGTGCCTGTAGCTTGGCGCCGCATAACTATCGACTACAACAACCGGTTAAACAAACCCGCTCAGCAGCTTTATAAAGAATTTGTTGAGTGGACTAAAGAAGAATATTTGAGGGCTTAAAAATGGATATGGAATTATATAAATCAGTTGTAGATTTCGTTAGAAATCATAACAAAGCTAGCACGTCACATATTCAACGTGCATTTAACCTCAGTTATAACCGTGCCGCTCCAATCATGGATAAATTAGAAGAAGACTACGTAATTAGTCCTATGTCAGCAAATGGCAAACGTGAGGTTTATCCAGAAATTGTGGCTGAGCTCCAGCAACAAATTAAAGTTTTAACTGCCGATTTAAAAGAGTCACAAAGTGATTTTGCTTATGCCTATAAGTCTGTTACTAGCTGGACTGAACGTGCATATAAACAACGTGAAAAAGTTGAATTGATTAAGAATGAGGTTGAGCGATTCCACCAATCAGGATCCCCTTTAGACTTAGATCAATTCTTAAGTAATTTAATTCAATTGGCCACATTTAAAAATGACAATGAATTTACGGATTTTGTCTTATTCCCAAAAGTAGCTACAAAGGAAATAAACGAAATTTTAGGAATGCAATGTTTTCAATTTATTCGTACAGCTCAGATTTACAGAGAACTTGGCTTTGAAATTAATAAAAAAGCTGAAGATGAACAAGCATTCTTTTTATTTAAGTTTCTGCATTTAGCACTAGTTCATGGTGATAAGTATTTAAATGTATTTAACGCAGAAACTCGAAATCTAATTGAAGCAAGTAAATCGGGAGCTGAACAATGAGCATAACACTTAGCGGTCATCAATTAAAAAGCCTTCTTGATTTTGTTAATCCAGACGGTGAAAAAGATTTAGAGCAACTTGAAACTGAATTAACTATTAAATTCTTTGAAGATGGACACAGCGGCAAAGGCTATTACTTTTGGATGACCGAATATCCAGAGGAAGGCAGCATGTTGTTGGATGTTGAATCGGGAGCTGAGGGATGAAAAGGCTAAACGCAATAGAAATAGCAGCTGCTGCCTGCGGCTTAGTTAGCAATGTAAGTTGTACCGAAATTTCACAAGAAGCTCTCGAAAAAGCTATGGTACAAGTCGAAGTCTGGAACATTATTCGAGCAGCCAAAGAGATTTGGTATGACAACGGGATGATCAACCGCTTTGAACCAGAAGAAGAAATGGTAACTCTACTTGTTCAATGGTTATCTAGCTTAGACAAAGTTTTGATTTGCGATATGGAAGCAGAGTTATCGAAATTAAACGATGATGATCTTCATACTCTATGTTGTGGTGAAGAATCTGAACAAGATCGAATCGGTTCAAAAGAAGTAAATGAATTTCTTTGCCGCATTTTTGATGAAGAGTATGAAGTTAAAGCGGAAAGTAAGGAGGGCTAATGGGACAAATAGTTAAAATAGAGGCTAGTATTCTAGAAAAGATTGTTGCAGTAGCTGAACGTATTGCTCAGTCAAAAGAAGAACGCCGAGTTGGTCGTGAAGAATTTGCACACATGCTCAATATCGAACCTGAAACTCTAGACGCTCGGATTCGTGAAGGCAGATACCAAAGGCCATACAAGGATGGGCGAAAAAGTTTTTGGTTATTGTCCTACGTGCAATCTGTCGTTACAGACACAAAAGAATCTGGTAAAGTAGCCACCTATTGA